GTTATGATATTTTAAGTAACTCTGAAATGAGAACTTTAATCTTAGCTTTTTGTGAGAAATTAAATCCAGAATTATCACCAAGAGAATATGATAAAATTAAGGACCATCATATAGATTTGCCATGACAAACTTAAAGATCTTTGATGAGGTGGGATGTCCAGATGAGTTGAAACGAGCAAAGAAGTTTATAAAAAAACAAGCGGATATAATCTTGGCTCTTGAGAAAGAGATAGAACAAAAAGACAATGAGATATTAATTATAAAAGAAAGGTTAAATGAGATACGCAAAACACTTCGATAAGGATTTATATTCTAAGTGGCATCGAAAGTATGAACGAATAGCTATGGTGGATGTAGACTCTGTTGAGTGCTGCTATAATAAAGGTTGTTGGCAACCGCTTGCATTAATTGAAACTGTATATGACACAGGAAACTATGTCAAATATACCAATGTGACTAGATGGATCGCCAAATCCTGCCATATCCCTGCGTATTTAGTGTTTTATAAGAAATCCACCCAGGATAGCCTAGAATTCAAAGTTAGGCGTGTGGACATACCGAATGCTCCTCTAATCGCTATGTCTGAGGGGGAGTGGGTATCTGTTTTACGTTCCTTGCAAGACCAACATCAAAGAGTGTGTAATTATGCTAAGAACTAGGGGATTTTTACACTTAACGTACAAATTGTACCATCATTTAGACAAATTAGGCGAAAGAAAGGCTACTTGTCTATGTGTTTATCTTGCAATTCTTAAATATGCTTGGAAGAAAAACAATTACCAATGTGATTTAAGATATTCTACTTTAGAAAAGGATACTAAGCTGTCTAGGTCCACAGTTAGACGTTGTATTGACACTTTAGAGACTATGAATGTGATTAAATCTATTAAAGGTAGGTCTGGAAAAACCTATGTCGTAAATGCCAAGTTTTTAAAGGCAGAAACAGAGTACATGGGTATTAAAGAACACCCTATGAGTATTAAAGAACACTCTGATGGTAATAAAAGAACAGTATTAGTAGAAGAAGTATACATTAATACAATAGAGGATGTGATTAGAGAGAATAGAGGTAATCAACAATCTATAATTGACAATTTAGCGAAGCTCCCCATGACAGACTTACAAATGGATAAGAATAATCCCTATTATATTAAGTTAGCTATTGCGAGAAAAGAGGAACTTGCTGCGGAAAGCAAAGCTAATTATGTTAATCCCAACGTAATTATTAAGGAACTAACTAAGATTAAAAAGATGTCTAATCCTAGATATAGGGAAAAGGTTGAGTATAATAAACGAAACAACCTTGATTGGAAAGGTAATGCCAAAGATAAAGATTAGATGTGAGGCTATCGCTAGACATTCCGGGAAACCTTGTCTATGTAAGGGATACTTTACCCCTACGAAAAAGAAATATCTTTGTACCTATCATCGTGGATCTAAATCATGGGATCACAAAACCAGGAAGTATAAGGGGTTATACAGAAACGATAATATTGATATACAAAAGAAGATAAATATTTTAAAAAACTTAAAGAATTTTAAAGATAAAACAGATGACCAAATCAAAGAGTATATCTTCAAAGAAAGAGAACGAGCTAACTCTCAACGATACAGAACGAAATACTTTACTCGCCACTATTTACGATGGCGGAATTCCTCATATCGTAATCAAAGACACATTAAAGATCAGCTTGATGACTTTCTATCGGTACTTAGACAAAAATCCAAAGTTTAAAGACGAGTTTTTGAAAGCACAAGAAGTAGGAATTAAGACTCTAGTTGAAAAACTATTGGCGATTTTCTCTTCTGATGTCACTGAACTTACAAATCAAGAGCTTCTATTTCTTAGAGAAAAACAGAATTATGTGAAGTGGTTAGCTCCTCGTCTATCTTCTTTGTTTGTTGAAAGAACTAAGCAAGAAGTTAAGCAGGATACTACTTTAACTGTTCAATGGGAAGATAATCATAACGATATGATTGATGTTGCTGCTGATACAGTTTTCGATACTTCTGATAGTAAAGACCTTTAGCATTTAAAATATTTAAGAGAGTCAGCTTTGCTAACTCCCTTAAATTTTGTTGTGTTAGTTGTTTATTCATTTATTTGTTTTAGTTTCTTGATTGTTATTTCTTTATAGAATTTATTGGCTTGTTTATAAAGCAAAACACACTCATCAATTAACTTGTTTTTGTTTTGTTTTTTTAACAAATTTCTAAATCTTTTTTCTTCTTGTTTATCCATTTTATTTTTTCCTTTCTATTTATTTAAAATATTATTGAACCTAATATAAAACCTACTAAAAAACAGATCCATTCTCTTCTGTAGTGTAGCTCTAAGGTCCTTAATTCATACCAATCTATTTTCATTTATTCCTCCATGCAAGTTTGTACTTTTTTATAAGCAACAACTTTAAAATCATAACCGACTGTATCTCTATCTATTTTTAATTTCAATCCTTCTTGCCATTCAATTAAAGGATTGCCTTCACAATCAAAGTCAATGCCTATATATTTAGGTTTTTTAAAACCTATCCATTTTTGTTTTTTCATTTATTCCTCGCTTTCTTTTTGTTTTATTCTATTTATTATATCCTCAAAATCCTGGAATAAATAGAATTTCTTTTTATATTTTTTTTCTAATAACTCTGTGATTGATTTGTAGTCTTTAGCTTTCATTTTTCCCCCTAATCTAAAGTTGCCATTATTCCGAGTATAGCTATTGCAACAAACCCTATGAAATAACCTACCCCAATTAATATTACTATTGTTTCCATTATACACCCCTTTCTTTGTTCTGTAATTTATCCCATACTTTGATAAATTTTTCTAACCATTGTTCTTGATTTTCCGATAAATTACTATCCCAAAATAGCATCTCATCAGCTGACCCTAGATTTTTAATATTATTATCTTCACCCCATTTATTATAAATCTTAACTAATAAATCTATTGTCATTATACACCCCTTTCTATTTTAAATTTAAACTCATGTTCTGTTTGAGCTTTAGGATCTCGCATTTTAAAAATAATATCTCTTACTATTTCTCTGTCGATACTATCCCCATCAAATGCAAGTTTCATATTTGATAATCTAATTTCAATAGCTTTTTCTATTTCTTCCATTGTTAGATTGTTATCAAAAAAATCTTTGTATATTCCTTCACCTCTACCATAGAAGGACCATACATATTTTTTGAAATCTTCTATTTTTTTATTGTTCATGTTGTTTTCCTTTCTTGTTTTTATGCTATTCTTTTAACAAAGCAAATATCAGCGTGAACACCGAATTTTGTTACATCACCGACATTTAATTTTTTAATGTTTTTCTTTTCTTGATTTAATAAGCTATCACTATTTTCAGCTAAAAAATCATACATGTTAATTGTAAATGTTTCCTCATTTGAATAATAAGAAATTTTTACAACCTTATTGTCTATACTTGTGTTTATCATTGTTTTTCCTTTCTTGTTTTTTAGTTATAATACCCATAAAGGTTATTAAATCAATATGTTTTTTTCTCGCCAATTTGTTTAGTATGCTTGAATTATTAACCTTTCGCTATTTGGAATAGTAATAACTGAAGTTTTACCTTCTAACTCTTCCATGTTTTCAACGTCATAGTCTCTTTTTAATTCTTCAAAGTTTTCATATTCGTTGAAATCACATCTAAAGGCGATAGGGTCAAACTCAAATTCTTGATCGCAATCTTCCTCAAGCATTGTTAAGTAATCAAACAACGCTTTTGTCCCTTCATAACTAAACCCGTGCTTGATCATTTCATCTGTAAATTGATACTCTGTAATTGTGTCTTTCATTGTTTTTCCTTTCTTTTTGTACATATCCAAATTGTATAATGATATTTTTGTAGATTGCAATACATAAAATAATTTTTTTTTTAGCTCATATTACTTTAGAATTATTCTAAATTCCCGGAAGTGTTGCAACCAGGCAACAGTGTTGCAAAAATACAATGGACCAATTAAGTTTATATTATGAGATCTAAAAATATATTATTGAAAGAGCTATTCAAAAGAAAATACAGAAACAGAATTAAACAAAATAAAAAAGGAAAGGGAAGTTTTAAAAGGTTAAAGAAGATTAAACTTGAAGATTGAAAGAAGGAAAGAGAAAAGAAGAAAGTAATAAAGAAGAAAAGTTAGTATCCTATTATATAAAGCGTGTCGGTTTCTTCGCATAAAATATCGGTCTACAATTCGGTGTCGTTATAATCATAAGTTATCGTTAGTAATATTTGCTGCAGAAACTAACTTTTTTTGTCTTTGATATACCCCCTATCACCTACACACGCATGTGCATTTATAATATATATATACATGGGACTCGAGGACTCCCTTATACACACAGCTATTCACTCCTTGCCAAACAACTTCTTTTAAACTAGATGTAGTATATGAACTATTTCTCATCAGAAGATATGGATTGCGTTTGTTACATTGAAGAAAAAAGCAACAATGTAGTAATCAAATTCTTTGGTATGCCAAATAAAGACTCTGCGGAGTTATTTACAATCTATGCAATGAACAGATTAGGTTTTGATTACTTTCCTCTGAATGAGAATATGCAAAGCAAGGAAATTCACTAATGAAAAAAAATATGAATGCTTCTTGCGAAGCAAGCAAGGAAATTCATTAATGTATGGAAATAAAGATCCCCTACACACCAAGACGACACCAGGCTCATCTACATAAACAAATATCAAGATTTAGATGGAATGTGCTTGTATGCCATAGAAGGTTCGGCAAAACAGTATGTATGATCAATCATCTCATACGTTCAGCTTTGTTATCAAAGCAAAAGAATCCAAGGTTTGCATACATAGCTCCAACCTTCAAACAAGCAAAAAGCATTGCATGGGATTACATGAAACAGTTCACGGCAAAAATTCCATACACAAAATTCAATGAAACAGAACTAAGGGTAGATCTGCCTAATGGCAGCAGAATAACATTACTTGGTTCAGAAAACTCAGATGGTCTAAGGGGGATATACCTAGATGGGTGTGTGATCGATGAGTACGCAAATGTAAACAGTAAGCTATTCCCGGAGATCATTAGACCTGCACTATCAGACAGAAAGGGATACTGCGTGTTCATAGGTACACCTGCTGGAATGAACAACAACTTTTACGAATTATTTCAACACGCACAAGGAGCTAGTGATTGGTTCTCCTACAAGGCAAAAGCTAGCGAGACAAAGATAGTCGACCAAGAAGAATTAGATAAGGCAAAAGAAGTCATGGGTGAAAAGAAGTATCAGCAAGAGTTTGAGTGCGATTGGATTGCCAACATTGAGGGTGCAGTATATGGAGACATCATTGCAAAAATGGAAGATGATAAGCAGATTGCAAGAGTGCCTTACGATCCATCTTTGCCTGTCAACACTGCATGGGACTTAGGAGTCTCCGACCACACAGCGATTATATTCTTTCAACAATTAGGTAGAGCAGTAAACATTATTGATTATTACGAGGAACGAGGTCAAGGGTTGCCGCATTATGTACAAGTCATCAAGGATAAAGATTACATCTACCAAGACCACTTTGCACCACACGACATCGAAGTAACGGATTTTTCAAACGGCAAAACGAGACGAGAGGTTGCCTACCAACTTGGTGTGCGGTTCAAGGTTGTGCCAAAAATCCCACT